GACTATCGGGGCTACCTTTTTGGCTACCTTCCAGACATTCTTGGCAGCCTTCTTGACGCCTTCGAAAACACTCTTGAAGAAGAATTCAGGCATCCCGGTCACGGGGTTCCGGCTATTAAGTTCGTTGCCTACAATGTATCCCTGGGGATCAAGCCCCATGCCCCGCATCTGCTCAAATAGCAACTCCCGGACCTTCGGATTGGCGTCCAGTACCTCTGTCGGTACGACCGTCTCGCCCTCGGCGGCATGGACGACGTAAATGTCGCCGTTCCGGCCAAACTCAGCAAGTCTGCTGGCCTGCTCCCGGAAGGATCCGATGCCCGCGTCCGCAAACTCATACTCCGGGGAGGCGTCCACGAAGGACTGTAGGCCGTTGGAGAGAGGGGTGTAATATTGGCTAGCCATTATGAAAGCTCCAGGACACTGGCAAAGGCGTATATTTTTGAGGCAACAGCGCAGTTTAATACGAGCGTGTCACCAGTCTCCAAAACGAAGGGACCGGTCAGGGACGTGTCTGCGGACTCAGCGGTCGAGGCTAACGTAGCCAACGTAATCTTCTGTAGGGTGACCGTAACCGAAGCAGAAGTATCGGTGATCTTCGGGTATATTACAATAGACCCGGTGTGGCTGTTGTACAGTTGTAGGTTCTTGATAATGCTCTGGGTCGCCGCCGGGACGGTGTAGACCACCACGTCCCCGGTCGAGCCGACCAACTTCGCTACATTTATGTATGCGGAGGCCATCAGTCCATGAACCAACTGATGCCGTTGGTGTCGTCCAGGCCGCTAATAACCGCGGGTATTTCGGTCTTGGTAAGAGCGTTCTCTAGAGTTCCCAAAAGGAGGACCATCGTGTCGAAGTCGTACTCTTGCGGAGCTAGCGGAAGCGCCGTGTCAAGTAACTTGGCCATTAGCGCCTCCCGTCCGGTCTGACATCCAGGCGCACGTCCCCGAGCGTCCACGCAATATCCGAGGCGCTGCTTTCGATCCGTATAACCGTAGAACGTGCACGAGACCGGACAAAAGACTGGTCCGTGGTACTCGTGACGGCGCTCGTGGATACCGTGGTCAGGGCATCCCCCGGATAATTGCGAGCCTTTATGATGTAGTCCACGGAGGTGTCGGCGTCTGAACTTGTTATGTCCAAGTCAGGGATGATCCGAGATATGAAGGTGAACTGCTCCCCGTCACCGAGAGAAAACACCGAAGACTCAATGAAGGGGGCCATGGCCGTGCCGTTTGCCGTAGTTCCAGTCTCGTGGTCGTATATGGTGGTGGTGCTGTCAGCGGTCTCCGCGGCCCTGGGCTGGCTGTGGATGCCGAAGTCCACCCACGCCGTTCGAGATAAAGAACCAATGTCCCAGGTGTTGTCTGCGTAGTTGTACTTCGCGTAGCGGTCTACGGTGGCGCTGTCGGACGAGCAATAGAACCAGAAAACCTCGTCAAACATCCTGTTGGACCCGGCGAAGAACTGGTTTGTCTGGTCAAGGTTTATGTCGTCAAAGACGTACCGAAGTACGGTGCAAGGTATTGCCTGTATCTGGCCTCCGTACATAAAGAAGTTTTCCGTGTCCATCCAGTAGACGCGGTCCCCGACCGCAACCACGGCGTTGGGAGCTATTATCGAGGAGTTGCTGGCCAGAAGAGTTATGGAGAAGGTAAAGGGGGGGCCTACATATCTCATGCTGTAGAGAGTCGCGTCCGTCCATATAAGGATCTGCTGCCGGGTCTCCACTGCCGCGACAATCTCGGAGCCCGACGAAAGCCGCAGAGAGCCGGACGTGTTTGTTGCCGTGGGTGTCCAATCGACGGAGCTTTCCTGGTCGGACCAGCGGACAAGCAGAAGATCCTGAAGGGTGGACCCGAGAGGGTTGCAGCCAAGAGCAATTACGTGTCGGTCAGTGTCAGACACGACAACCTGACGGGATATCGTAGGCGCATCAGAGGCACCGGACCGGCTGCTCAAGGCCACCGCCCTGTTGTTCAGGCCCAGGCTTGCCTGCCAGTAATAGACGTTAGCGTCCCTCACGTTGATAATAAGGTCTTCGCCGAAGTTGTCCTGCGACCAGAGCCTCGCGACATTGTCTGTGACAAAATCTGCGACCGTGTCTCCGAAGCCAAAAAAGCTGTTGGCTTCGCTCACGGCGTCGGTGTCGCTGTGGGCAGCAGCGGTGGTCCCTCTCGCGCCCCGGACGACCCCCGCATTAAGGGTTTGGCTTGTCTTCCCCGTGTACTGGATAAGCTCGTCGTTGATCTGAATTAAACCCACGAAGGTTACCGCATCGCCGCTGCCGTGAATCGCCGCGGTGGTGCCGTCCGCAGCCCGCGTAATGTTCCCAAGAACGGTTCCGGAATTCGTCCTGTATATTATATTCTCACTGTTTATCTTGACCGTCCCCTTTGACGGGAATCCAGAAGAATTCGCAACGGTGACCGTGGTGTCTACGACGGCCACGGCAGCGCCCGTGGTGGACGCCGCCGTCTCGAAATTCGTGGCAGAGGTGAGAATTATGGAGGTGGCGCTGTCGTTTATTGCGCCATTCAGGGTCGTCATGGAGTAAGTAAGGGTAGGGCCGCCGAAAAACCCGGCCCCGAAGCCGGGGCCGTTGGCGACTTGGGCGGAGGCACCTACGCTGATCTGGTAGTTCGCGATTACCGCAGAGCCGCCCCCCGCGGTGGCACCGGAGGAGGCGCTGCCGCCCGTGTCTAGAGTGTAGCTGTTGGCTGATACGACTTGAGTTATGACCTGCTCTTTGTTGAGGTCGGAGGTCGTAAGACCGTCTACGGTTGTCGCCCCACTAAAGGTCACGTAGTCCCCCTCAAAGGCTCCGTGACCGACCGCAACTACGGTAATTTCTCCCGATCCGGCGCTCCCCGTCGTGAAGGGGTCAGCGCCCAGGGTAGCCGTGCTACGAATGGGGGTAATGTCGTTGAAAGTTGTGCCTTGCTCTATGTAAAACTTTAAGTTAGTGCCCACCCCCATGAGCTTTAAAGCGGCCAGGGTAACCCATGTTTTGAGAGACCGGACCGTCCCCAAAATAGAGCCACTGCTGATGCTTGACCAGCCGCCTATCTTTTCGGGGTATCCCTTTCGGAACCGGATTAAATCAGAATCAAACCAGCCCTGTTCGCTCGCGAAAGACGTGCTTTCGCGGTTTATGCCGGGGCGGAACTGGATTCTAGAAAGAGGCATTAGGGCTGCTCCTCAGCCCTATTCAAGCTCGCTGGGGACGTATGCAGCCATGTCATCTGTATTGGTCAGCCCAGCCAGATGGCTTTCCGCCGTGGGCGGCAGATCACGCAGTACCTGACGCGCTGCCTCGACATCAGCGACCGCTCTGACGCCTGGGCGTCCTGTCAAAGCCTGATTGGCTTCGTCGTCCAGTTCGAACAGCTTGGCGTTGCGCGTGCCACGAATTTCCTTCAGCCGCTCTGTGCGTGCCTTTGGTAGACGCCAAGCGTGGGTCTTTAGGTCAGTTGCCGAAATCTCGACAGCCAGCGTATCGGCGGCGGGCACGACAGCCTCTTTGGTTTCAACGCCGTCATCATCATATTCAGCGGGGATGGTGTTGGCCTCGACCAGTTCAGCAAGGATACCGCTGACTGATCCGGCGTCACCGACCACAGTTACCGTGCCGTCTGCGTTAAGTATGCGCTCATTCATTTTCCAACTCCCCATAAGCCACGACCGTAACGTAATCTTCATCAACTTCAGAATCTGCGCCATTTTTTACGGTCACTCTGACTCCAGTTGTAAAAAAATGTGAGTAACCTATTGCTGACTTACCATTGCTACCGGTATCGCAATCAGAAACCACAACATAATTTGCTGATTTAAATGGAATTCCCCAAGTAACATCCAAAAGACCCGTACCGGCGTCTGAAACAGATTTCACATTGAAGCTACTTATTATTGTGCCGTGTTGTTGACTTGCAGCACACCACGCCTTAGCCTTACTAAGATCAACACCGGCTGGCAGATCACTAGCCAGACCCCGCACCATCTCATTGACCTGCCTTTGATCAGTGGTCGGTGCCGTGACGTAGGCATTGGCGCTATTCTGTTCTGCCCGTAAGGCTCCCCACAACTTGCCCTTTTCAGATGCACCAGAATTAACTGTAGGTTTGCTGTCTACAACCAGCCCATCAAATATGGTGATGGCATCTGTCTGGGTAACCAGCACCTTGCCCGTCAGTGGATCAACATCGACATCA